CAGCAAATGGCGCCTCAGAATGGCGACCTTCTCTTCAGCGGTGTAGTGCTTTCGTGGTTTCTTCACGCGTTCTCTCCGTTATCTTAGCGGTGGAACGCTCTCTCCATTTCCATCTGAGGCGGGACATATCGTAGAGCGAGATCGAGTTGGCGACGAACTCGAAATCCTCGTCGGCAAAGTTGGCCGTCAGGTGGTTGAACGAGGGTTTCAGAGGCGCGAGCTGGAGGCTGCGGAATAGAATGTTGCCCTCGGTGAACGCCTCCACCGCCGAGGAGTTCACGCGCACGCCGAGCTTCAGCTTGCCGTTGGCGAACGTGTAGTAGCCCAGGCAGTTCATCAGGACTTCCTGGAGCCAGTCGCGAAGGGGTTTCTCCTCTTGAAGCACGCCTCGGAACTTGAACTGGGTCTCGGTGCCCGTGCCCACCAGCTTTGAAACTTGCTCTTCGCAGATGGCCGCCGCCGCGACGGCCGCTTCCAAATCGAACAGCGTCTCGGCAAAGTCCAGTTGCTCCGCGGTGGCGTTTGCGCCCATCCGGATGCCGCGCGCTCGCAGGAGCATGTTCACGGCGATCCAGATGGGGTTGGTCAGCGCGGGTTGCCATGCACGATTGCTGGGTGCGGTCCACGTCCACCCGCCGAGGCCCTGAGCGACCACGACCTCCATGGAGTGCTCGCTCAGGCGCGAAAGCTGCAAGCCCTTGGCGTCCGAGCGCCGAAGCATGACGAAGGCCGTGCCGGCCGCGCGCTCAGGACCCGCGTCCGTGTCCATGCCGAAAGTCACGGGATTCGGATCGGCCCCCAAGCTCGTCATCAGCCCGAGCGAACCCGGATAGCCGTGGTGGTACTGCCCGTCGAGCTTGTGACCCGCACCGTAGGCGCCCAGCGGGCCTTCGCCCACGATGCCCAAAGCCGAGTAGAAATCGCTCTCGTCGCGGCCCGAGGCGATCTTGGCGTTCACCGGCATGGCCGAATCGGTGTAGATCTCGGGTAGGACCTGATCGTAAATCGAATCGGCGACGAGCGAGACGGAGGTGAGCGTCGAGCGGCCGAAACCCCAGACGCCAGTCGAGTTGTCCTTGATGCGCACGCCTTGGGGCTTGGCGATGATGCCGCCGAAGTAGTTGTCCATGCCGTGCGTGCGGCAGCCGTTCGGAGTGTCGAAGCCTTTATCGCAGGACGTGTCGGGACCTGAATATGGGCAGGCCGGCCCCTTGAACTGCTTCCAACAGGTGCGCGAGATGCGGCGCGTGGGGTAGGGCAGATTGAGTTCGTAGAGCCCGTCAGCGGCCGTGACGCGGAACTCAGAGCCCGAGTCGCAGGACCAGTTGACGATGTTTCCCTTCCAGAGATCGACCTTGATGCCGGCGCCAACGTGAAACAGGCTGAAGGCGATCTCGGCGCGGAAGAGATCCACGTCGTTCGCGAGATCCCGCATCACGCGGTCGGCATTGCCGAAGGTGAACTGGGCCTCGTCGGATTCGTTGCCAATGGACTGCGAGATGCCGTCGAACTCAAGCAAGCGCGCCTGGTAAAGCTGGACGTCGATCGTACACCTGCGATCACTGAGATGGATGGCGGAATATCCAGGCTGAAGAGGTTGAATACGAACGAGCGGGATGATCTCCTGGACCTGGGAGAGCAACGCGGTCTGGAGTGCGGCGGGCGGGAAGCGGTTGACGGTCTGGTTGAGCGGGTAGGACGGCGTCGCCTGCGGGATTTCAATGAGCGTCACGCCGAGAGAGCAGGCCCAGTCGGCGACCATCTCCCAGGAGAGCGGCTCGTTGGCGAAGCGGCATACGATGGGCGTGGTCCCGACGCCGTTATCATTCGGCGCGTTGTAGGTGAACGCGCCGTAAGGGCCGTACTTCGATTCCCAGAAGTTGCGCAGGGCGATGCGCTCCGCATCGCGAAGCCACTGCTTCCGAATCGTGAATCGCCGCGCGCCCGTTCCGAGGAGGAAGCGCTGTTCGATTTTTGAGTTGCCGCTGCCGAACTGGTGCACGACGACCTCATGGTCGCGGCGCACCTCAAGCGGGAAGTCTGGCGCGAGCGGGAACACCCCGCTTGGTGCGATCTCGGGGACCGGGACGTTACCGAGGAAGTCAGGCAAGCTCGATCAACTCCAGCGAGAGATCGGTACGCGAGAGCGAGGCGCTCTCTTCCCACGAACCCGCAAAGCGAACGGTGTAACGGCCCGCGACGGTCTGGCCTGTCGGGTCGTGTGAGAACTTCGGGCTGGTCTCGTAGGGGTCATAGAAGTAGAACGGCTCGGTGGGGCCCCTGCGGGCGTCGTAGAAATCGCGGAGGGTCACAAGCTGCGTCGGCGCGAGCCGTTTTGCCAGCCGCCAGCGCTTGCGGCTGTTGGTCGCCTGCACCGACCGCTGCGATTCGCCGTTCCGGTATTCGTTATCCAGAACCGGATACTCGCGCTCGTGGACGAACGCTCGCGACAGGCTCGCCGGAAGCACAGTGAGCGGCGCCGCATTCTGGACCGAGCCGGGCATCAGGCTGTCACCAGGTCGAGGAGTCTCTGGTCCGGCCGCGCGCCGATCTTGCGAGCCACGAAGCGGGCATAGTTGGCCGGATGATTGCCATCGCCAGATGGTGCGTAAACGCGAAACATCTCCTCAACCGTCGGCGGCTTGCCCTGCGTGTAGCGGCCGTCCAGATACTGCCCAATCAACACGCGCAGAACCCGCCAGCCTTCCTCAAGGGCGCGGCGGCTCATCTCTTCTCGCGAGGCGCCGGGAAAGCGCTCCGACGCCCAGGCGACGAAGTCGACGTAGCCTTTCGAGGTCGGGTAGGGCTTGCCGCTCCGGTCCCGCCACTGGCGGAGGTTGCCCGGATTGGCATTGCGCTGGGCAAGGGTTGGCTGCGCGGCCGAGCGATAGAATCCCTCCATCTCCGCGATGGCCTGGGCAATATTCTCAATGAGTTCTTGTCGGGTCATGACACAATCAATCCGGGACTGAGTTGCAGGCCGGTCATCTCGCGGCGGCCGGCGTTCTGCTTGGTTGCCGCTATTGTTGCGGACTGGACGGCGCGCGGATTCTCGACCACCACGCGGACCGTTTCCTTCTCGAAGAACTCCTTCGCGCCCGGCACGGTGATGTTGATCACCGTGGGCGCAGCGGCAGATGGCGCGCCGCCGCGGATCGGGGCGAGCGAGAGTCCGCTGCTGCTCTGCTGGAACAGCGTGCCTCCTCGCTCGAGCAGCGAGACCGGCTTGACCGTGGCCGGAAGACCCGAAGTGCTCTGACCTGTCGATAGCGCGTACAACTCGACCAGGTCGCGGATCTGCTGGCTCCGGATGGCCATGTCGAGGTTGCCACCGAAGCCTTGTTTGGCGATGTTCACGATCTCGGCGAGAATGTTCTTCTCGCGAATATCGACCCCGTAGGTCGCTTTGATCTTCTCGCGGGCCTTTTCCTGCGCGCCTTTCACGAATAGCCGCACCAGCCCGGCAACAGCGCCCACACCAGCGCCGATCGCCGCGCCGACTGGACCGCCATACTTGAAGCCGATCATCGCGCCGCCGGCCGTGGCCATGGCGAGACCCGACACGCCGCCGCGTTGAAGGCCCATTAGGGCGAGCGTCGCGCCACCCAGCAGCGCGGCATTCGACCGCCCGAGCGCCGAGAGCTTCTGGCCCATCGTCGCGGCTTCCCATGTCACGGCCTTGCCCGGCGCGTACTGGACGCCGCCGCCGAAGCCCAGAAAGTCCTTCCAACCGCCGAGCAGACCGGCCCAGCCACCGCCGCCCTTCGAAGGGATGAACGGAGGCGTGCCCCAGCCACCAGCCGCGCCGCCGGGAATCGGACCGCCGCCTTGTCCGAAGACCGGCACCGCGCCGGCGCCGAGCAACCCGCCCAGCCTGCCAAGCGTGCCGCCGGAAGAAGTGCCACCAGCCGGCGACACTCGCGTGCCGGTGAATAGTTGCATCAGCATCGCGGCCACGCGGCTCGTAACAACGTCCTTGATCGCGGTGAGCAGCGCGGTCTTGAGCGAATTGCCGATGGCCGACCAGATGGACTGCGACTTGCTCAGCAGCGCGTCGAAGACCC